CCGCTCCTTCGGCCATGACGCGGCGGAGAGCGGGCGAAAGTCGTCGACCCTGTGACGTCACCCTTAAGTGGTTGAAGTTGTTCCGTTGCGGGTATTCTCGCCACGATTTTTGGCCTGCTTTGACGTCATGTCGTCGACCTTGAGCAAGTTTAACGGCCTGGCCGCTAACTTCGCTATAAATCGGCCTCCCGTTGCCATAGCACGGCCTCATGACCGGATCGGAGCAGCCGGCACTTATGTGCACTTTCTGCACAGAAGTCCGTGGCCTTGCATCGGCATTCGACGCGGACAGGACGCACAGCAGCGCGCCCGCGAGGATAGATCGCAGGGTCATGAAACCTCGTGATGTTTGTGGACGGGTTAGCCGACGTACTCGCCGTCAAGGCCGCGATGGCCTTTGACGAAGCCGACGCCGTGGCGGAGGTCCGACACGTCCTGCTGGACACCGGCAATCATCTTGCCGTGGTTGGTGACCCGCTCCTCCAGAATGGCGATCCGGGTGTTATTGTCGCTGTGGTTTTTGATCGCTTCTTCAACGGCTTTGAGGCGCTGTGCGAGAAGATCAATCCGGCCGCCGATACGAGTGAAAGCGACCACGAATCCGACAAAAAGAACGACAGCATTTAGGACGGCTCCCCAGCTTATCGTAGGGTCGAAAGTCATTCCGGCATTCCCCGTTAGCGCTTGATGATCCGGGCCACGTTTTCGAAACCGCGTTTTGCAAAGTAAAACCCAACCACGAGGTTGGCCGTCGTCTCGATCCACCCCGCGAGCGGGTCCGTCGCGCCCAACCCCAGCACCTTGTCGTAGATCAGGAGCTTGGCAATATAGACCGCAACGGCGTATCCCATGAGCTTGTCAGGCTCGTACCAGCGGCCCAGCGAGGCTATCCGGTATTCGGACTGCACCTCGATCTCACGCTGCTGGACGGCCAATTCTCGGGCCGCCAGATCGGCCGCGATCCGATCCTGGTCATTGCCGGCCGAGAGCTTGGCCTTGTAGGCGTCCAGCGCCTTGTTGAGCAGCGGGCCGGTGAGCAGCGATGCGAGCCAGGAGAGGAAGGCTGTCACTCCGCCACGCCCTTCTTCGCAATCGACCGCAGCCGCGCTATAATCGTGATGGCCGAGACCAGCATCGCGAAGTACCCGAGATACTGCGGGTTATCCTTCAACACCGTCATGACCTGGTTCTTGAAGTCTGGAGCGCCAAGCAGCGCCGCCAGCGGGTCAACGTAATTGAAGGCCGTGGAAGCGGCTGCGACGGCGAATGACCACAACACCGTCACTGACCGGCCGAATAAGGCCCAGACCTTCCCCCACAAGGTATCTGCTTCGGCATAGAAGCTCTTCAATATGGGGAGAGCCTTCAGAACCGGCCGGACGAAGATTACGTATGCGAAGATCAGTCCGGGAGCGGCGAGTAGGAACCAGATCATTTCGACCTCTTGAAGATTGCGGCGATTGCCATGAAAAAAGCCGCCCAGATGGACGGCTGCGGTGCGGGTTGTGTCGACTGAGTGTCGACTACGCGTCGACTATCATCAGGAGGCGGTTTGACCGGAGCGGCAACAGGAGCCTTCGCACCCGCCGTCGCGAGCGCAGCCGCTACATTGCCGGCGAATAGCTCGCTCTCAGCCTTGCGACGCCTGACAAGGCCGTTCAGCACCTTGCCACCGCCCCTATTCCACTTCGCCAGTTCTTTCGGCACGGACGCCTTGTCACCGGCATTGAGCTTGCGCCAGAGCGTCGCCGTCGAAGGGCCTCCGGTATTGTAGGACCACGACACCAGCGCATCGAATTCTCGCTGCAACAGCGGCACCTTGGCGAGCCGCGCCACATGATCCTCAAATGTCGCCATGTCGGCGGCCAGCGCTTCGTCGCATTGCTGTTGCGACCAGACCGTGACCGACGTGAATTTCGGCTCGTGATGGTTGGTGTGGCCATAACCGATCGTCGGCACGCCAACGGGATCGACATACGGCTTGAAGTAGCCGGGGCGGCCTTTTACCGGGGCAAGACAACCCTCAAAGGCCTTTACGATGGCAAGGCCGGTCGGGCTGATGTGCAGCCGCACGCCATCGCCCCCGGAATCGAGGTTGGGCATTGGATTGGTCCTTATATCCTACACAATTCTTATGATGTAGTTGCAAACGATAGTCGGCTGCACGTTGGCGTGCGCGTTGTCGAAGCCGACAGATGATGTCGTGAAGGAATGGGTATGGTCTGTGGTTTCAGCGTTCGTGTTGCCGAATTGGAAACCTGCTACGACCGACCAGTCGCTGCCGCCGGCGACAAACCTGGTCAGGCTTGACCCGATTACGGCACCTGAATGGACATGCGAAGTACTGCGCCCTCCTGTCGTCCCAGAGTGAGTGTGCGCCGGCAATTCCCCTGTATTGAGGAAGTGCTTCTCGTCACCGCCGACTGCGCCAAGATTTGATGAGGTCCCCCCAAAGTACGAACCTGTCAAACGCGTCGCGGACGCTTCTTTCATTGCCGAAACGCGACCGGTCTTGTCAGGCAGATTGAACGTGGTTGAACCGTCTCCGGATCCATAGGTCGTACCGAAGATGGCGTACAAAGTTGCGTAAGTCGTTCTCGAAATGGCCTGCCCGGATGGGAAGGCAAAGCAGCTATTCGGCGCAGTCGTCCCCCAAAAGTCCATACCCGCCCCGAGCGGGATGCTGTATGGGCTCGTAAACCCATGCAGATACCAAACGCCGTCCGTGTTGTTGTAGGTGGCGACGTAAGGCGTACCGAGAATGAGGGCATTCGATGGGAGTTCGACCGATGGTGCAGAGCGCAAGGGCTTGGCCCCGAGGGCATCGACGTTGAGCGTGACCGTGGCACCGTTCGTCGCGTGCGGCGTGAACGCAATCATCTGCCCGTCCATATGGGCGAGCGTGTCGAAGGTGCTGTAGGACGTGACCGTATAGGCGGTCGATGTCCCCCCGGTCACGATGGCTCCAGCAATATCGTCCCGATATTTCGCAGTCGCAGCCATCATGGCGCGGGCGCTGTCGTTAACGGACGACGGCGATTGCCCCTCTGCCCAGTTGATAGTTGGGTCCGCATTCGCATTCGTTGCCGCCGTTCGCGACCAATTAAACCAAGCCATGTTTTTAACCCCGTGATAAAAAAAGGCCCCGGTTTCCCAGGGCCGCAGCGAGTTTGCTTAAATCGATCGGTTTTCGTGGAGGCGTGAAGATCGGCGGGAGTGGGGGCGGCATCGCCTGCAAGCCCGCCTGACTAGCGGGGCCCGGTTGAGGCGGGGCGATCTGCTGTTGCTGCGCAAAGATCGGAGCGGGCTGTTGGGGGATGGCCTGTAAGGGGCTGTTTACCGGGGCTGGAGGAGCCGTTGGCTGCGGCCGACCGGACGGGACATGTCCACCCATCTTTCGATCAGCCCATGCCTGTAGGTCAGCTACGGTCATTCCTCGTAGGAAAGGATTGGCGTTAACCGCGCTAGAACCGAGAATGTCCGAAACCGGCGCGTTCGGGTCCGCGCTTAAGACCTTAACCGCTCCTTGCGGGCCTGCGAAGTGCGCCAGATAGGTCGACCCGGGCGTGACGGGGAGTCCGGCCTTTGATAGGATCGCCCCATTATCGGCCGCATAGGCCGCCGTCATTTCGCGCGACAACTGAGGATCGGACTTGAGCGCCAGCAAATCGGAATCCGACGCGCCTTGCGCCAGATCGGGCCGATGCTGTCGAAGCATCGAAATCCAGGTGGAATTGATGAACTGACCGGCCCCGCTCGCAGACGAATTAGGATTCGTGGCGTTCGGATTGCCGCCGCTTTCAACCCCAATGATTTGATCGATGAGAGACATATGTGGAAACTCTTTCAGGTGTCGATTGGTGCCGCCGTACTGATTTCAGACGGCGTTTACCACTGGTCTACTGGACCAATGGTTGCCCCCGTCTGCGCGGTTGCTGCCGCGTGGCTGGCGACGGCCATGATATTCGCGGTGCGAGATGTAATTACCCGGCTATCGCGAATTGCGATTAGACTGAAACTCAAGAAGCCCGCTCAACAGTCCCGTGTGCAGCGGATGGGTTGAAGGCGCGACTGGCGGGAGCGAAGCACCGAGCGGTGACCGCATGGCAATGGAATGATCCAGATTGCGGATCGCTTTGGCGGTAGACAAATCGCCTATCTTCTTCGCCCCGTACCCGAGAATTGGTAGGGCCAGCGAAAGACCATGAGACGGCAGCGCCGCCGCAACGCTCCCCGCAATAACGCCAGCCCCGTGCATCCCCTGAGTCGAAAGCAATTTCCCAACACGCCGCATGACATTGCCGGTTGCCGTTCCCTTGACGACCTTCTCCATCATCGCGCGTTCTTCGGCGCTGAAACCACGCATGGCCTTGTCGTTGAGCAAGAGCGATTTTAGGGCTTGCCGAGTTGCATTGTTGATGTTGCCGCCAGAGTGAGCCGACGCGGCGTTAAGCTCAGCACGATATCCCGCCTTGTCCGCTCGGGTAACGCGCATCTTGGCTGCGAAATTCGCTCGAGCATCTTGGAGGATAGGGACCGCTGCGGCCGCATCGCCCTTTGCCACATCGAATGGTTTCAGGTTTGACAAATAATCGTCGATACCCTTGATTGCCTTGTTCGCAGCGCCCTGTTCGATTGGATTAGCAAAGTTGCCAGCAACCTTGCCTAACGCCTTCCGCACAGCGTCCACATCGGCAACCTTCGCTGTTTGACCGAGCGGGGTTTTAAGCTCTCCCAATAGACCGTAGGTCTGTGGCGCATTGAGTTGGCGAAACCCGCTGCGGTTGAGGTCGCTTGTGATTTTACTGGCGGCGAATTTCGTTGACGAAGGGTGCAGTTCAAGCGCCGCCACCGTTGGATGCTGATAGGCGGCCTTCGCCGCTGCTTCCAACTCATCGACTGTAGGAGCCACAATGCCTTTTGGTGCAAGCGCCTTTCCGGCGCCTACACCGCCCAGCA